TGACCCGCGCCGGGCAAGACCGCACCGGCACCGGGTACAAGACACTCACCGCCGCGCTGTCGGACGTCATCACACCCGACACCCCGATGGCCACGCGCCCGGTCTACTCCTCAGAGATCATCCTTGGCGCGACCTATCAGCGCCGGTTCGTTGAGCGCGCCTGCACGATGCAGCCGCTGCCGGCAGGGATGACCATCGTCTACCCGCGTTGGGTTCAGGCCCCCGCGATCGAGGACTATGCCGGCGACAAGACAGCCGTTCCGTCCGGACCTGTGGAGATGGACGACGTCACCGTGTCTCTCAAGCGGGTGGCTGCCGCGTGGAACTTCGACCGGATCTATTGGGACCGGGGCGACGGCGGGTTCCTCGACGCGTTCTTGGAGCGGCTCGGGGATTCCTACCTGCGCAAGACGAACGCTGACGCGGTGGACGCGGCGATCAATGGCGCCGCCGGGCTGCCCGGCGCGGCATCGCTAGCACCGACCGAGACGCTCATGGAGGGCATCGTCTCCGGCGTGGTCGACTTCGCCTCGCGCGGCGAGGTGGTCGACTATGTGGCGATCTCCGCTGACCTGCTCCGCACCTGGCTGGACATCACGACGATGAACGCGCCCGCCTACTTCGGCGGAGCATTCACTCTCGGCGGCGAGGCCGGAACCGGCCGCTGGGGAGACCTGCCGATCTTCATCGAACCCATGCTCCCCGCTGCGACGTACGTCATCGGCCAGCAGCGCGCAATCAAGTTCCACGAGGACGCGAACCCGTTCCGTATCGAGGCACCCAACATCGGCTTCGGTGGTGTGGACGTCGGCTACTTCGGCTACATCGGCTGCTACATCTGGAACCCGGACCTGATCCGTCAGGGCACCGTTGACCCGGACCTGTGACCAGCGATGGCATGGCCGGTCACCCTTTCCGACGTCCAGGCGTACCTGGGCTACGAGGCATCAGACCCCGCTGACGCGGACGCGATGACACTGGCAGCTAAAGCGGCCACCGAGTGGATCGCCGCTGCCGTCACGGTCGCCGACGAGCCCGGACCGGCGGTCCAGCTGGCCGGCCGGATGCTCGCCGGCCGCTGGTACCAACGCCGCACATCACCGCAGGGCTTGGCGTCCTTCCAAGAGCTCGGAGTGTCAATGATCATCCGGTCTGATCCGGACGTCGCCCGCCTACTCGGACTCGGGAAGCCGGCGGTGAGATGACCGCCCTGACCACCGCCAAGGAGATGGCCGCGCTGCTAGCTGAGGCCGGGATCAGGGCTGTCGTCGACCCTGCCAAAGCCGGACCGCCGTGCGTGCTCATCACCCCGCCCGCCCGCGCCTACGACCTGCCCGACGGCTACACCGCCACCTGGGTCCTGTACGCGCTGGCCTCACCCCCGGGCGATGAGCACGCATGGTCAGACCTCGACCGTATCGCCGACGCCGTCGCATCCGTCCTACCCGTCCGCTCGGTGCAACCCACCTGGTACATCGTCCCGTCGGCCCCCGAATCCCTACCCGCATACCAGCTCACCCTTATCGAGGCGCCCCAATGTCAGTGACCCAATCCCGCGTCAAGGACGGCGTGTTGACCCTCGGCGGGGTCGACTTCTCCTGCCAGGCCACGTCTGTGCGCGTCACCCCGGACCGCCAGACGTCCGGAGAGGCAGCCGAGGTGCTGTGCGGCACCGTCGTGCCCGCCGACTCCAAACGTGTGGACACACTCAACATCACGTCTATCCAAGACTTCGACGACCCCGCCGGGTTCCACGCGTACACGTGGGCGCACGACGGGGAAGAGGTGCTGTTTTCCTGGTGGCCGAACCCGCACGCGCCGACGTACTCAGGAAAAGTCACCGTCGCCGCGCTCGAGTCCGGCGGCGACGTCAACACTCGACTAACCGCGCAGGCGCAGTGGCCGATATCAGGCGCCGCCCGATGCGACTACCCAGTCTGAACCGTGACGACCGTCGGGTTGAAGGTGGAAGGCGCCAAGCAGCTGCGCGCCGCGCTCAAGGCCGCCGGCGAAGACCTCACCGACCTCAAAGACGTCAACGCGGAAGTGGCCGCGCTAGTGGCGCAAGCGGCAGCGGCCCGCGCCCCACACCGCACCGGCCGCCTGGCCTCCACCGTGCGCGGGAACCGCGCCGCCGGCCGCGCGACGGTGCAAGCCGGCCGCGCCGCAGTGCCCTACGCGGGTCCTATCCACTGGGGCTGGCCCCGCCGCCGCATCGCCGCTCAACCATGGGTGGCGCAAACCGCCCAAGACCTCGAGCCACGTTGGGTGGAGATATTCACCAATGGCGTGCAAACCCTACTTGACCGGATAACAGGAGCATGACAGATGATCGAAATGAACGCTGACGACCTCACCCTACGCGAGCTCGACGTAGCCCAGCGCCTGATGGAGACGAGGGGCGTGGGCAAAACGGTGGCGATGGTGTATGTGTACCTCAAGCGGGCCGACCCCGCGGTTACGCTTGAATCAGTCTCGCAGCTCCGCTCGGGAGACATCTCCGTGACCAGCGACGCAGACCAGAGCCAACCCGAAAAAGAGCTAGTCCCTTTAGTGACGCATAGCCGTAAGCCGACACTGGGGGATTCCCCCGAGCGCCTTACGCGACGTCACGATGCGTGAATACCGGGCGATGATCGAGCTACTGGAATCGGAGGTGATGGAACATGCCAGGCAGGCCCGCCATACTAAAGATTGACATTCTGTCCGACGCCGGCCCGACCACCCAAGCGCTCGGCAAGACCGAGAAAGCCATAGACAAGCTCGGCGACACCGCCACCGACGCCGGAAAAAAAGTCGGGACCGCGTCCAAACGGCTCAACAACATAGGCGAGGCATCCTCCAAGTCCGGGGCGCTCGCGCGTAAGACCGGCCTGGCGTTCGCCGACCTGGGCAGCGCCCTCGCCGGCCTGCCCGGCCCGCTCGGTTCCATCGGGTCCGGCATGCAGGCCATCCAAGGGCCGGCCCGTGCGCTGTCCGGCGCCGGCGAGCTGCTCAACATCGGCCTGTCGAAACTAGGGATGACGTCAGCGGCCACGGCGATCAAAACCGGGGCGCTCACCGTAGCCCAACAAGCCCAAGCCTCGGGAGCGAAAGCCTCAGCGATCGCCCAAGGGCTGTTCAACGCAGTGATGAACGCCAACCCAATCGTCTTAGTCGTAACCGCGCTGGGCGCGCTAGCCGCCGCTTTCGTAGTCGCCTGGAACAAATCGGAGACCTTCCGCAACGTCGTCAAAGGAGTGTTCGGCGCGATAAAAACGTCAGGTCAGGACGTCGCCGACTCCTTCACCCACACTATTCCCGACGCATTACGCACAGCGGTCAACCTTTCAATGATCCCCTGGAACGCCCTAGCACGGGCATGGAACAGCACGATAGGTAAAATATCGTTCCATATACCGTCCTGGGTCCCCGGGCTCGGCGGAAAAGGATTCTCCATGCCCGACCTGCCCACGGTGAACCTAGCCGCGTCCCCGACCCTATTAGGCGGCGCCACGCCGGCGCTCCACTACCGGGGATACACCGAAGTGCACGTGCACATCGACGGGCGCGAGCTGCGCTCCACCATCCGCACCGAAGTCGATAACCGCCTATCGGCCGCCGGCCGACGATTCGCAGGCGGCCTAGTGTGAGCCCGTCAATCACCGTGCAAGTGCGTGCGGAGACCGACCCCGCCACTGTGGATATCACCATCACCGGCCTGGACGGCGTGACCATCTTCACCGTCCGCGCCCAACCGCCCGGCGAGCCACCCACCCCAGTGCGAGGCGCCATCGCCACGACCCCGACATCTAGCGCCATGATCATCCCGGATCTGGCGCCACCGCTGAACCGGCCGACCGTGTACACGCTCGCCTACCTCACCGCCAGCGAGCCAACCACCCCAGTCGAGATTTCCGCCCCGGCTGTCACCGTCCCGTTCACCCCGGACGGCGACGCGCACCACGTCATCACCGACCCCTACACCGGGCTCACTGTCGTGTGCATGCTGCTGTCCGACGACGATGAGCGCACGCAATCCGCGAACTACAGCGCCCTACGCCCCATCGGCAGCGCGAATCCGGTAGTGATTTTCGACGCGCGCCAGTCCGACACCGGCACTCTCTCCCTCTACACCCGTACGCGAGCCGAGACGCTGGCGCTCGTCGACCTGCTCGCGCCCGGCCGGCCCATCATCTCCCGCCACGACAACGACGCGTGCGACGTCGCGGCAATCGAGCACCTGTACCCCGGGGACGCCGTCCGCAACCGACGGACCCGGCGCGGCGACCGAATATGGGCGATCGACTTCCTCGCCATCTCCCCGCCCGACCCGCAACTAGTGACCGGCCTAGTCACCCTCTACGACCTATCCGTGCACGTCCCCGGAACGCTCGCCGACATCGCAGCGGCATGGGACACCCTGCTACACCTGGCCCAAGCCAGGTGGGGGCAGTGATCCGACCCGCCAGCGCCGGCCTGGCCGACGCGCTGGCGACCAGCCACGGCGTCAGTGTCCGCGTCGATTGCTGGCGCGGCCCACGCCTCACCGCGCAGGACATCCCCATCATCGACGGCGCATGGACCGAGCAGGGAGACCAGCTCGTCCCTGAGACGGTGCGAATAACGCTCCCCGCTGTAGGCCCCGACGGACGGCAATGGACACCCAGCGGACGCGGCGACGCCACCCCGATCGGCATCGATGGGCACCGCCTGCGGATCACCTACCTGATACCCCGCACCGACACCCTCACTGAGGAATGCGCTCTCGGCGTGGTGAGACTCACCGACTGGGAGCCCGACTCGGGGCAACTCACCTTCACCGGAGAAGGCCTCCTCTCGGTCCTGCGCGATTACTCGCTACTCGCACCCACGTCACCGCTGCCAGCATCGACCCTCACCGCTGAGGCGCGACGCTTGCTCGACGCCCGTCTACCCCTCGACCTCACCACCGTCCTGGACGCGCCATGCCCCGCCGCGCTCGCCTGGGACTCGGACCGGCTCGCCGCGATCGCCGACATCACCACCGCGCTGAACGCCACAATGCGAGTCGATCCCGGCGGCGTGCTCACCCTGACCCCCAACCCGTCCGCCTGGTCGCCAGACCTCGAACTCCAGGAGGCCGGCGGCACCATCATCGAGGCGACCGCCGGCGGAACCCGAGACGGAACAGCCAACGTCATCGTCACCCGGGGCGACGCCGTCGCGTCAGGATTCCAAGCTGTCTGGGGATGGGCCGTCGATGACGATCCCGCCAGCCCAACCTACGTGAGCCTCTACGACCCCGTAGTGAAGGTTTACTCCTCCCCCCTGCTCACCGAATGGTCGCAAGCCGAGCAGGCCGCCCGCTCGCTACTACGGCAATGCCAGCTCGGCGCCCAACAGATCGAGCTCTCAACTGTCCCGGACCCCCGTATCACCGTCGGCACCCGCATCAACCTGCGCCGCGCCGACGGCACCCAAACCCGTACCGAAGTCCAGGCGCTCGAACTCCCTCTCACCGCGGCCGGCGGAGCTGAGACGATGACTCTAGGCGTGCTGCCATGACCGACTTCGCACGCGCTCTCACCCGACCACACATCGATCCCGCCCGATACCGGCAGGGCACCGTCGCGGCCACGCACGGCGCGGTGTGCGACATCCTGATCGACGGCGCGACAATAACCGTGCCGACCCTCGCCGGCGTCGCCCTCGCCATCGGCCAGTCCGTCATCCTCATCCGCTCCGGCACAAATGGCACGATGATCATCGGTGTCACCGGCACCCCCGCCACACTGCCGAACACGCCAATACCGCCGTCACTGGTATCCGTCGATCCCGGGCGCGGCGCTGCCCGGCTCAATACTGCCACCGTGCTGCCAACCTCCGCGATATCGCGCTGGTGGAACAAGAACGGATTGCACGTCGATAACGTTGGCGACCGCGAGCTGTACGAGTCTCTCACCCAATCCGGAGGAGAATACACAACCCTCCTATTCGGCAACCGCCTAACCGCGCTACACGCAGACCTGAACTTTCCATGCCGCATCCGCATGCGCATCTATCCCCGAGAGATAGCCCCATGGGGTCAGACGTCCCACGCCAAACCTCGGCCATGGATACACGACCCAACCCAAACCCTGACCCAACCCGACCTAGCACCAGGAGTGCCCGCGCTCTGGCAGCTACCGGACGCGGCCGCCCACAGCATGCTCACCACCCCTAACGTCCCCCTCGGCTTCGGATACCCCCAGAACGCGCCCTACACACAGACCTACGCGATCACCTACTACGGACGCGCCCTAAGAGCTGACTCAATGTCTCTCCTAGTCGAGTACTACGCATAGAAAGTAGCCACATGCCCACCACCGCCACAGGCATCGTCTACCCCGACGACCAGGGACACACCCGCCTCTGGGAACATTTCCAAGCCCTCGCTGAGACCACGGATACCGCAATAGCGAACACTGAGTCAGCGTCGCCCTGGACATCGCTACCGTCCCCCGCACTCGCTACAGGGGGAATCCGCTACCGAACGCTAGGACCACTGGTCGAGCTATCGGTAACTGGGACGTTAGCCACCCCCGTCCCGCCTAATATGACAACGACCATCGCGACCCTCCCCGAAAAGATCCGACCCGATAGCACATTCTACGCTGTGATCAACTCATCGGGCTCCGGGATGAGTTACTCGCGCCTAGACATCGGGGCAAATGGCGTCTTGGCAGTGCACAACTCTAGCGCTGCCACGGGTTCCATAAATCTCGTCAATCAATCCGTGTCGATGTGGCTTGTCCCATGAGCCAAACAGACACCGCCCGTCAGATATGGACAGAACTCGCCAATGCAGGATTCACCCCAGGCCCTATAGCAGGAATCCTCGGCAACGCTCAGGCAGAGTCAGGCATGATCTCTGACCGCTGGGAAGGCGACCGCGTGGGCAACCTCCCCGGCGGATACGGACTACTCCAATGGACCCCCGCCACGAAACTGCGCGACTGGGCCACAGCCTGCAAACTCAACCCGGCTGCGATCACCACCCAGACCGCCCGCATCATCTGGGAACGCGACTACAGCCTCCAATTCTACAAACCCGGCCAGACATTCCGCGAATGGTCACGATCGACCATCACCCCCGAGCAAGCCGCAGACGACTTCGTTCGCTACTACGAGCGGCCCGCAGTCATCAACTCAGTCATACGGCAGCTATACGCGCGATCCTGGTATGACATTCTCTCCCCGGCGAAGCTGCCCGCGACAGCGACCCCCAAACCTAGATCTGACCGACTGATCAAAGGCCAACGTCTGAACCGTGGCCAGTCAATTGCCAGTGGCGCATACCGCCTGGTACTACAGCAGTCAGACGGCAATCTAGTCCTGTACGACGGGAACACGGCGATATGGTCGCCCATGACGTGCGGCAAAGACGCGCAATACGCCATCCTGCAAGGAGACGGCAACTTCGTGGTGTACGACGGGCACCAAAAGCCGCTCTTCAACACCAAGACTAATGGCACCGCGGCGAACCGCCTGATTCTGCAGTCCGACCGCAACCTAGTGCTATACGAAGCCACCGGGAAAGCCGTGTGGGCCACCATGACCATGAGGGGGAAGTGATGCGGGACATGGCGCGAGCCATCTACGCGCTGATACCGGACCGCTGGCAGCCGTACGCGAAAACCCTAGTCGGTGCCGCCGGGCTATTAGCTACCTACCTAACGGCGACACTGCCTGATATCCCCGCCTGGATTGCTCCTATCCTCGCTGCGGTAGGCGCGCTCGGCATCTATCAGACCCCGAACAGGAAACCATGATGATAGACGCAGCATCGATCCAGGTAGAAGCCATCAGTGACGTCGTAGCATTGCTCATCGGGGCCGGGACCATCGGCGCGATGCTCCTATCCGCGACTCGGCGCCTAATCCGCAATGAAACCGCGCAACTGAGGCCCGACGGTGGGCAATCCCTCACCGACCGTGTTACACGCATAGAAGGCCATATCGGAGAGATCGCAGCACAAGTGGAAGCAGTTGAAAAACGGCTGCGCAAATATCAGCGAGCGGTGTCCAGACGAGATGTCAAGCCACCCGGCTAACCGCTTCCACCGTCCGTCGCAGCACTCCCGACGGAACCTGCACATAACGCTGAGTGGTAGCCGGGGACGCATGCCCGAGCAGCTGTTGCACCGCTAGCAGGTCTGCCCCGGACGCGGCGTAGGCGTCCGTCCCGAAGCGGTGTCGGAGAGAGTGCATCGCCCATGCGCCCGGCAGCGCCCTTGACACCAGTTTTCCCACCCAACCGGCCGACAGATGACCCTCGACACGGCCAGGGAACGCCCAGCCATCAGGTAGCCGCCGCAACGCCGCGCTGATCCCCTCAGGGACCGGCACCATGCGCGTGCGGCCACCCTTGCCACGCACCCGCAACGTCCACCCCAAGAGATCTTCCACCATGTCCTCCGAATGGACCCGCGACACCTCACCCCGCCTCAGTCCCATCTCGCTTGCCAGTCGCACCATCAGCCGCACCCGGTCATCAGACGCGGCAACCGCGGCCCGCACCGCGCTCTTCGCCGCCGGGCGAGGCACCGGCGGCAGCGAGGAGACCACCGGAAGACCCAACGACGGATCTGTGACGCACCGGCCCGTGGCGACACCCCACGCGTAGAACGCGCGTATGCCAGACCGCCAAGACCTACGCGTCTCCCGGGACCAATCTCGGCTACCCAGCCACGAGAGCAGATCATCGGGAGAGACCGACCATGGGCAGTCCGCGCACACCGCCGCCGCACACCGCGTCATCTGATACCGCCTCAACCTCACCGTCGTACTCGGGCGCCCAGCCGCCCGAAGAGCATCCACCCATGCGGCGATCGCCGACTCCCAAGTGTCCATGCCAGAGTGTGGCCTACGGAAGCCATCCCCACATGCGGTGCACGGCGGCCAGCTCCTCCAACAGCGCCCACGCCGCGCTATGGTCAGCGAACAAATCGCTCTCTAGCAGCGCCTGCAACTCGCGCCGCACCGCGCGGTCGATCGCCTCACGACCGGCTCGCTGAGTGGCCGTCTCTCCGGATGAGGGGATCATGCCGCCACCAACCATCGCAAAACGTGACGAGCGCCACGAATGCCGTAATCGGCAGGTTGCAGGTTCGAGTCCCGCCGGGGGAGCCAACGCAAGGGGTAGAGCATGATCACCCCGATCCGACTTCCCAGTTTGTGCGAGACTTCGCGCATGGCGAAGCCCCAGCTCACCGTCGGAGCCCATGGCGACGTGTCGTGCTAGTGGTCTGAGCGCGACGGGGCGTAGCGAGCGCGGGCGCGACACCGCGACACGGATGGGAGTGTTCGGATCGTCTCCCGGTTCGGGAGGACCCGGACCGAGGCCAAGTCCAGGCGTGTTGACGCGTCGGACCTCGTGCGGCGCGCGGAGGACGCGGTGGCCGCCGAGTATGAGGCCCGGCGCGATGGACGCGGGCGACCGGGCCACGATCCGGCGTCATGACGATCACGGCGCGAGGCGCGGGGTCATGGCTCGCATAGACTGGCAGCGGGC